AAGGTCTTTGTTGAGATCCAAAGTGCCATCACTGTTTATCGTGATACCTAAATCTTCCGGTTCGTCTGCGTGTTTTTTACTCAGCGTGTTAAGCTGCTTGACATAACGTTTGGTTTCGTAGTCGGAACTGGATTTCCCGGAAGTGACCGTATAGTTGTAAGTATCCACAAAGGCTTCAATGGCAGCCTTCGATGTATCATTGAGATCATCGTCTTTCTCATCCGTGTCGGAACCAAAATCACTTTTGGAAAGCCGCTTGGCAGCCCTGTTTAAAGCACGGCTGTCTTCGTAGGAAAGCTCCACATTACTGTAACCGGACCGACCGGAGGTTTTGGCTGCTTTCTGATTATTTGTATAGAAGTTTCTTAAAAAATAATTCGTGGATAATGATACCCCAGAGGAAACTTTTGTGGACATAATAAACATCCTTTCTTAAAAAGGTTATAATTTCTATATTTTTACTATTTACATCGGCACTTGTTCTTTACTTCTTAACCCAAACAAGGTAAAATATTTTATATAGACAGGAACAGAGTAGATGAATTCAGGAGGCAATTACAGTTATGGAACGAAAAGCATTTGGAAAGCTTGCAGATGGAGAAGAGGCAACACTTTATACTATTTCCAATACGAAGGGGATGTATGCACAGATTACAGATTTTGGAGCATCCATTGTATCACTTGTGGTAAAAGATAAGGACGGAAAAAATACAGATGTGGTCCTTGGTTATGAAAATGCAGAGACTTATCAGCAGCAGATGGCCAGTTTTGGAGCAGTTGTTGGAAGAAATTGTTCCGATCGGAAAGGTTGGCAGCTGATGCGCGACCTGAAAGCCAATCAAAAGACGATATGGTATCAGAACAGCAGCGGATTTGCCGCCGTGAAAGATGAGTACGGAAACCGTACCGGCGAGGAACAGCCCATCATGGAACACGCTGAACAGCTGAAAATCAGCGTGAGCGGCGCTGTTGGCGCAATGGAAGCCGCCGCTTTTGGCGGGTTTACAGATTACAGCCGGACAGCCTGCACGGCAAACACAAACTGCCCTTTGCGGGAAGGAACGCTTATCTGGATTAACCGGGATTCTGACGAAAGCCCGAATTACGTTGTGACCAAAAAGGCAGATACCATAAACGGCGTATTGTATGCGCTGAAAGAAATCGTGCCATGAAAATTAAGCTGGCGTTAAGCGAAAAAGGCATAGCGCAGGCGATAAAGGAATACGAGAACTGGCAAAAAACGCTGGAAACCCGCATTGAACAGTTTGTAAAAAGACTGTCAGAAATGGGGGCAAAAGTTGCCAAGATACGGTTTACTGCCGCCGTTTATGATGGTGACATGAGCGATATTACGGTTCAAGTAGAACAGCACAGCAAGAAAGCCACGATTTACGCTACTGGGCAGGCCGTTTGCTTTATTGAGTTTGGCACAGGCGTTGCATTTGCAGAGCATCCAAGCGGGCTGTATGCGCATGGCACATACGGCGATGGGAAAGGTTCAAACCCGAATGGATGGGTTTATGATGGCGTTCCCGGACCAACGGCACAGCCTGTGTATAACCGCAAGGGCGAGCAAAAGCCCGGCGTTTGGCGGACAAAGGGCAACCCGCCCGCATGTGCCATGTGGGAGAGCGCGGCCCAGATGGCTGCAAGTATAAAAACCGTGTGGGAGGAGGTAATGCGTTGACAGAGGATTTTCAGCCGCAGATTTTTGAATTCTTTGCGCAAAAGCTGGAAGCAAAATTCCCCGGCGTTAAATTAAGCAGCGTAATTACCGACCAGCCGCCCAGTTTCCCGTGTGTTCAAATCGAACAGGATGATTTGCCGACAGACCATGACAACAGCGGAAGAATCAGATTTGTGAATGTGCGGCTTCGCGTGCGCGTTTACACAACGGGGAACACGAAAACAAGCCAGGCCCGGAAAATACAAATGTGCATTGACGAGATAGCCAACAGTTTAAATTTTACTCGGCAAAGTTACATTACAAGCGGATACCTGTATCAAAACAGTGCGTACCGGACGGAAACAACGTACCGTGCGCGAATGACCGAAGACGGGGTTTTGACCCGGACATGATAAGGAGTTGAAAACATGGCAAATGAACATGTAGCTATCAGTACCCAAGGCGTACAGCTGCTTCGCGGTGATTCCAAGACTACCCTGAAAGAGCTGTGCTGGATTCAGGAATATCCTGACCTGATCGAAGACCCGGATACCATTGACGTTACCACACTGATGCACACCATGCAGGCTAACATCCCTGCGCTGCCGAAATCCTCTGCGCGTGCCTTCCCGGCGTTTGTTGACACCGATGCGGGCAACCTGAAAGCAGTACAGGATACGGCAAATACACCGGCCTATTATGCGGTGCGTAGCCGTAATGGCTGGGGCTGGGTATGGCATGGTCAGCACAGTGTTTCTGTGCCCGGCAAAGGCGTTGATGATGCAATTCAGTTCAATATCGTCATTACCAACGATTCTGACCTTGAATTCACCGAAAGCATCACTGTTGCTACTTCTTGAGGAGGAAAACGCAAATGGACGCTATCAAACTGACTTTTGAAGGCAAAAGCTACGAGCTTACCTATACCCGCGAGACTGTCAAGCAGATGGAGAACACCGGATTTGACATCCAGATGCTGGCACATCAGCCCACCGTTCAGGGCGATAAAATGTTTGCCGGTGCTTTTCTGGCAAAGTGCAAGGGCGTTAAGCGCAAGGTGATTGACGACATCTGGAACCATATGGACATTGAAAGCAAGAATAATGTTCTTGCCGCACTGGCCGATATTTATGGCGATGCAATGAACAGCCTTGCAGATGATGGAAAAAAGGTGACTTGGGAGATTGCTTGACCGACGATCTCCCCGAAGGTCAAAAAACATGGGGCCAGATTTTTGAAGAACTAGCCCCTTATTATTTATCAATCGGCATGAGCGCTGACGAGTATTGGAATGGTTATCCAAGACTTGCCAGAGAATACCGGGAAGCGCATAAAAAACAGCTTGAGGAATGGAATTATAAGGCGTGGATACAGGGCAGGTATATTGCCGATGCCATATCCGCCACGATCGGAAATGCGTTTATCCCGAAAGGGCGCAAACCGATGCAGTATCCGAAAGAGCCGTATGCGCTGACGGAAGAAGAACAGATTGCAAGAAAGATAAGGGATGCAGAAGAAGCGGAGAGACGTTTCTTTGAGAAATTCAGTTTGATGGGTGGTGGAAGCAATGGCTGACGTACAGATTGATAAACTTACAATCGAGATTGAAGCCAATTCAGGAGCTGCCACAACTAATATCAAAAAGTTGGGAAAGGCGATAGAGTCTCTTTCTTCAACAGGTAGCTTAAAGACTGTTATTGACAGTTTGGAAAAACTGAATGAAAAACTGTCCAATATGAGCAATTTAAGCTCCGCTGTATCGGGAATAAACAAAGTTTCTGATGCAATGAAAAAGGCAACAGGCGTTTCCAATAATATGACTGCACAGACGGAAGCGCTTGGCTCTTCTCTGAAAAATCTGTTTTCACAGGCCGTTGTGATAGCAATTATTCAAAAGGCTAACACACTTTTGGAAAGTGCCATAACCAACTACAGCAAGTACGTAGAAGATGCCAACCTGTTTGCTGTGGCAATGGGCAATGCGGCTGACAGCGGCGGCAGATTTGCGCAAAAGATGGAAAACGTGCTTGGCATTGACAGCGGTGAAGCCATGCGGAATATGGCTGTTTTCCAAAACCTTACAACCAGCTTTGGCATGGCATCCGATAAAGCCTACATTCTTAGCCAGAACCTCACACAGCTTGGCTATGATATGGCTTCCTTCTTCAATCTGAGTACAGAAGATTCGTTCCAGAAATTGCAAGCTGCCATTTCCGGTGAGCTTGAACCTATCCGCCGGTTGGGCGTTGATATTTCCAACGCCAGATTGCAACAAGAATTGTACAATTTGGGAATCAATAAAAGCATTAACAGTTTGTCTCAGGCGGATAAGGCACAGCTGCGCTATATTGCTATCATGAAGCAGACAACAAATGCGCAGACCGATATGGGCCGCACATTGAATTCGCCTGCAAACCAGATGCGCATTTTGAAAGCACAGATTGATTTGCTCGGCAGAAGCCTGGGCGCGGTGCTCATCCCCGCAATCAATGCGATTCTTCCGCCCCTGATTGCTTTTATTCAGGTTGTCAGAATGGCAATCAGCGCGATTGCATCACTTTTTGGGCATACGATTCAGTGGGGCGATTTTCAAAGTTCCGGCGTAAGTGCTGCACAGGGCGTTAGCAGCGGGCTTGATGATGTCGGTGGGAGCGCAAGTTCTGCGGCAAAAGCTGTGCATGACCTGATCGGCGGATTCGATGAACTCAATAAAGCACCAGACCAGTCATCCGGCGGTGGTGGCGGTAGTGGCGGAGGTGGAAGCGGATTAGGTGACATTAACCTTCCGAGCTATGACATGTTCGCCAACCTTGCAAACAGCAAGGTTACGAAATGGGTTGAAAAGCTACAAAAGGCTTTTGAGAACATCAAAAAAGTGCTTGAACCGTTTATGCCACTTATAAAAGGTATTGGCGCTGCTATATTAACGGCTTTTGCCGTTGGAGCTGTCAGCAAATTCCTGAAAAAGTTCAAGGATTTTATTACTAAAGCCGCTGCGGGAAGCGCTGTCTTTGAAGCGTTGAAAAAAGCTGCGGGAGTTTTTGTTTCATCGCTGGAGTACGGGGCCGGTTTTTTGAGGTCTTTTTCTTTGGGGCTTCAATCGTTTAGAAGCGCACTCCCGGTGTGGGCGAAAGTAGCTACTGCCGTTGCTGTGGCGGTAGGAACCTTTGTCACTGCTTATGATGCAATGAAAAAATTCGGGCAGGGGGCAATGGATTTGAAAACCG